TAAAGCAGAAATTTGTACAGCAGCAGGCTTTGCAGGTTGGCCTTACAAAGGTGAGTTTGACGCAGCTCCAGGTACGTCAGCATATGCTACTGCACGAGGCGGATCAGCTGACGAATGTCACGTAGTCGTTATAGACGAAGATGGTGAAATTTCAGGTACAGTTGGTACTGTATTAGAAAGATTTGCTTTCTTATCAATGGCAAGCGATGCTAAAACATCTGATGGATCTTCTAACTACGCTCTTGAAGTAATCAACAGCTCTTCAGAGTATGTTTGGTTAGCACATTGGGATGGCGATCTAGCCACAATGTCTAATGCAGGTACAGCAGCAGCTGGGACAGCATTTGGTAACCCAAGCGCAGCAATTTCTAAATCACTAACGGGTGGTGTAGATTCAGCAACATTAACAACAGCTGAGGTTGCAACTGGTTTTGACTTACTAGAAGATACAGACACAACTCAAGTAGACTTCTTAATTGCACCTGGAATGGCTTCTGCGGCAGATCAAGCTACAGTAGTTAATGACTTGGTGGGAATTGCAGGTATAACTCGTAAAGATTGTATTGTTGTAACATCTCCAAACAGATCAGCAGTGGTTAATAACTCTACTCCCGTAACTGCTTCATTAACAACAGCAGCTACATTCAACAACTCATCATACTTGACTGTTGATAATAACTACCTAAAAGTATACGACAAGTTTAACGACCAGTATGTACATATTCCTGCTGCTTCTACAACAGCTGGTGTTATGGCAGCTACAGATGCAAACGCAGCTCCGTGGTACTCACCTGCAGGTCAAAGACGTGGTCAATACTTTGGTATAACAGCATTGTCTTACTCTCCTACTAAAGCAGAAAGAGACACACTATATAAAGCAGGTGTTAACCCAATTGCTAACATCCCAGGTCAGGGTATCCTTCTATTTGGTGACAAAACATTCTTAAATAGACCATCAGCATTTGATCGTATTAACGTACGTAGATTGTTCTTGGTTGCTGAAAGAGCAATTGCTACAGCAGCAAGAAATGTTATGTTTGAATTCAACGACGAGTTTACTCGTGCAGAGTTCGTCAACATTGTTGAACCATTCTTGAGAGAAATCCAAGGTCGCCGCGGTATCACAGACTTTAAAGTAGTATGTGATTCTACAAACAATACTGCAAGTGTTGTTGACCGTAATGAATTCATCGCGAACATCTTCATCAAGCCAGCTCGCTCTATCAACTACGTAACATTGAACTTCGTAGCTGTAAGAACCGGTGTTGACTTCGAAGAAGTTGTTGGTACAGTTTAATAGCGTCATAGGAGATAATAAATGGCTATTTTAGGAGTCGACGATTTTAAATCCAAGCTGAGAGGCGGTGGCGCTAGACCCAATCTATTTAAAGCGACTATCAACTTCCCAGCTTATGCAGGTGGTGATGTAGAAGTAACATCATTCCTCTGCGAGGCAGCACAGCTACCAGGTTCAACAATCACACCGATTATTGTTCCATTCCGTGGCCGTCAAATGAAAATTGCTGGTGATCGTACATTTGATGTATGGACACCAACAATCATTAACGATACAGACTTTGTAATTCGTGACTCAATGGAGCGTTGGATGAACGGTATGAATGCACATAGTGCTAATACTGGTTTAGTTAACCCTGTTGATTACGAAGCAGATCTTATTGTAGACCAACTTGATAAAGATGGATCTACCATTAAGACTTACAACTTCCGTGGTTGTTTCCCAACAGCGGTATCACCAATCGATCTGAGCTATGCATCAGAAAATGAGATTGAGCGATTCACTGTTGAGTTCCAAGTCCAGTACTGGGAATCAAACACCACTTCGTAAAAGCCTATAAATAACAGAGAGGCCAGAGATGGCCTCTCTAACTCTAATTAGGAACTACAATGGCTGAAGACAGTATTAAATTATTTGGTTTTGAGATCAAGCGATCGAAGAACAAACAGCAAGAAAAGCTGCAATCTATTGTACCACCTGTAGATGAGGATGGTGCAGGTTTTGTAACTGCGGCAGGTGCTCACTATGGTACGTACGTAGATTTAGATGGTGAAAAGTCTAAAGACGAAAAACAATTAATCGGTCAGTATAGAGCTGTATCCCATCACCCAGAGGTTGATGCGGCTGTAGAAGATATCGTAAACGAAGCAATCTCGTCTGGTTCAAATGAACCGCCAGTAAGATTGAACTTAGATAATGTTGAAGGATTGAGTGATCAGATCAAAAAAGTAATGACGGATGAGTTTACTGATGTGCTCTCAATGCTTCACTTTGGTGATAATGGTCATGATATGTTCAAGCGTTGGTACATTGATGGTCGAATGTTCCACCACCTTGTGGTTGACGAAAAGAACATGAAAGCTGGTATACAAGAATGTAGACCTATTGACGCTGCTAAGATTCGTAAGATGAAGCAGGTAAAAAGAAATAAAGATCCTGAGACTGGTGCTACTTTAATTGAAGGTGTAGAAGAGTTCTATGTCTATCAAGAAAAGCCAGGTGGACAGAATCAAGGTATTAGACTTACTACAGACAGTGTATCTTATGTTACATCTGGTTTGTTAGATGAAGCTCGTAAGAAAGTTGTATCACACTTACATAAAGCTCTAAAACCTATTAACCAATTACGCATGATGGAAGACTCACTAGTTATTTACAGACTTGCTAGAGCTCCAGAACGCCGTATCTTTTATATTGATGTGGGCAACCTTCCAAAAGGTAAGTCTGAAGAGTATATGAAAAACATTATGTCTAAGTATCGTAACAAATTAGTTTATGATGCCAACACTGGTGCTATCAGAGATGATCGTAAACATATGTCTATGCTAGAAGACTTCTGGCTACCAAGACGTGAAGGTGGACGTGGTACAGAGATCTCTACACTACCTGGTGGTGAGAACCTTGGACAAATTGACGATATTATATACTTTCAGAAACGTCTATATAGATCATTGAATGTACCTCTCAACAGACTAGAACAAGAGTCACAATTCTCTCTTGGTCGTTCTACAGAGATTACTAGAGATGAACTTAAATTCCAAAAGTTTATTGATAGACTTCGTTCAAGATTTGATAACCTATTTTATAATATTCTCAAGAAACAACTAATCGTCAAAGGTATTATTACTCAAGAAGATTGGGATATGTGGAAAGAAGATATTAATATCGAGTATGTTCGTGATAGTCACTTCACAGAACTTAAAGATGCAGAACTATTGAGGGAACGTATTCAGACCCTAGATATGATGCAACAGTATGTTGGAGAGTTCTATTCTAAAGAATGGATAAGTAAAAACGTATTGTTCTTAGATGAAGATCAGATCCAAGAAATGAAAGATCAGATCCAAGCTGAAACAGATTCTGGTGAAATTGAAGACGACGAACAAAAAGAACCAGATGATAATAACAAAGAACCTGAAATAACCAACCAATATTAATAATGGAGTATAATTATGGCTGAAGTAACAGATTTTCTTGATCAAGTAATCGCTCAAGACTACGCATCTGCTGCACCTACATTCAAAGACATCATGGGTGATGTTATGTCACGATCTCTCGAACAAGAGAAAGTAAAAGTGGCAGGACAAATATTTAATGGTGTTGATGCAGAAGAACGCACTGACAATGATCAATATGAATTAGATCTTGATGATGTTGAAGACGATGATGATGAGGACGATGATCTTGATCTTGACGATGGTGCTGAAGAAGCAATGGAATTGGAAGATGATGACGAGGAAGTGTAATTTAATTTCCCTAAAATATTATTCGTATAAATAAATCTAATTAGTAGGCAAAATAATGTACACGTTTAAACAACTTAAAGAAAAGCTGGATAGACGTCCTACAGGACAACTTGTCTTCGATAAAAGAATAAAGCGTATTCCTGCTAAGATATATAAAGACGTATCAGGGTTTACTGTTTACATAGATGGTGACAGATTAGATTCATATAAGACTCAGCGAGAAGCAGAGAAGATGATGAATCAATTCGTTAAGACATATAAGGGCTAAGAATGGCATTTGTAGCTATACCTAATAACGATCAATATGAATATGATAATGATCCGCCAGATCCTGGTGTGGGTCACCCTATGCGTGCTCTATGGTTAAAATCATCCAATGGTATTAGAACAGAACATGGACACTCGAATTACGTACGTTGTCGCAGAATAGGTAGCGGCGATGTCGATCATGGTGAATTAAGTAAATCATATTGGGACGCAAGAGGTGATGAGGATGATTTAGAACCATTTACCATGACTGTTAGGACAACAGCAGCCAATGAGACATTTACTATACCTTGTCAAAACGTAGGAACTTTTAATGCAACTGTTGATTGGGGTGATGGTTCATCATCTACAGTCGCAACATATAATGACGCCAACTTAGTACACACATATACATCAGCTGGAGATCACGCAATCAGCATTAGTGGCACATTCCCTAATATTTACTTTGCTTATACAGGTGATAGAACTAAGGTTATTGCAGTAACTAATCTCGGTCAAGTAGGCTGGCAAACCTTTAAAAGTGCCTTTATGGGTTGCGAATATATGACTACATTCAATTTTGGGACACACACAGATACTTCATCTATTACCGATATGTCTGGTATGTTTAGAGCTTGCGAGAGGTTACCTACAATAAATCTAAGTACCTTAAACACTTCATCTGTCACAGATTTCAGTCGGATGTTTGAACAAGTGATGTGGAGAACGCCTGGAGGTGCTGGAATAGATGTAAGCAACTTGGATACTTCAAGCGGAATAAATTTCTCAGGCATGTTCTCTAATATGTCTCACTTAACTTCAATAGATGTGAGCAGTTTTGATACTTCAAATGCTACAAATATGAGCTCAATGTTCAATGGGCTGATTAACTTAACTTCAATAGATGTAACAAACTTTGACACTTCAAATGTTACACGTATGAGCTCAATGTTCAACTCAATGTTTGGTATCACTTCACTAGATGTGACCAACTTTGATACTTCAAATGTTCTGTATATGAGCTCAATGTTCCAGAGTTGTCGGAGTCTCACTTCACTAGATGTGAGCAACTTTGATACTTCAAATGTTGAAGGAACCATATCGATGTTCTCTAACACCAACGCACTTGCTGTAATTGATGTGAGTAACTTTGATACTTCAAACGTGAGGAACTTCAGCGGTATGTTCCGTTTGGGCAGTAATAATAATCTGTCGAATTTAATAGGGGTAGAGAATTTTGATTATGAAGGTATTTCCCAGTATAACGCTTTAAGAGATTTTATGACAAATATAGCATTGCCAACATCTCGCTACGATCAACTTTTAATTAACTTAGATGCATCGACAATCGCTCAAGGTGGCACGGCCACCTTTGGAAGCAGTCAATACACCGCAGGTGGTGCTGCAGAAGCGGCACGAGCTAATCTAATTAGTACAGACGGATGGACAATAATTGATGGAGGCGCTTTACCAGTCCCATTTGCCATGACCGTTAGAACCACAGCAGCCAATGAGACATTTGCCATACCTTGTGACAGTGTAGGAACATTTAATGCAACTGTTGATTGGGGTGATGGGTCTACGTCTGCAATCACAGCCTATAATGACAGCGACTTAACACATACTTACGCATCGGCTGGAGATCACTCAATCAGTATCAGTGGTACGTTCCCTAATATCAAATTTGGTAACAATTCAACAAACGCTGGAAAAGTCATCACAGTAACTAGCCTTGGTCAAGTAGGCTGGCAAAGCTTTGTAAACGCATTTAAGTCATGTGGTAACATGACTAGCTTTAATGTTGGTGTTACAGATACCTCATCTGTGACAAGTATGCTTGGAATGTTCCAGAGTTGTAATCTACTAACAACGCTTGATTTGAGTAACTTTGATACCTCATCTGTTACAGATATGAGCTATATGTTCCCTATGTTCAGACTAACAACGCTTGATGTAAGTAGTTTTGATACCTCATCTGTTACAAATATGCAGCGAATGTTCCACCTTTGTAGAGATTTAACAACGCTTGATTTGAGTAACTTTGATACCTCATCTGTTACAGATATGAGCTATATGTTCAATGAAAATTTAGATTTAACATCACTCGATGTAAGTAGTTTTAATACATCATCTGTTACAACAATGTATCGCATGTTTTATGATTGTGGAAGTCTCACATCACTCGATGTAAGTAGTTTTGATACCTCATCTGTTTCTAGCTTTGGATTTATAGCTATGTTTGAGCGAATGTATGATCTCACGTCTCTTGATTTGAGCAACTTTAATACATCATCTGCTTCAGCTTTAAATAATATGTTTTATCTTTGCCGCAGTCTCACATCACTCGATGTAAGTAGTTTTAATACATCAAGTGTTACATCAATGGATCAAATGTTTGTAAATTGCAATAGTCTCACATCACTCGATGTAAGTAACTTTGATACATCAAGTGTTACATCACTGTATAAAATGTTTGTAAATTGCAATAGTCTTACATCACTCGATGTAAGTAACTTTAATACCTCATCTGCGGCAAGTATGCTTGGCATGTTCGATGGTTGCTCTAGTCTTACAGATGTCGTTGGTGTTGAGAACTTTAACATTGAAGCCCTTGACCAGTTTTTTGACTTGAATTCCTTTATGTCTGGTGTAACATTACCAACATCACGTTATGATGCGCTATTAGTTAATTGGGATGCTCAAGATCCATTTGATAATATGACTCCTAACTTTGGTAGCAGTCAATATACAGCAGGTAGTGCGGCGGCTACAGCAAGAGCTAATTTAATTAGCACTGATGGATGGACAATTTCAGATGGAGGAACAGTGTAATGGCTATATTAACTAAAACAGAAGGCTATTTTATTATTAATAGTGGAGCAATTTCTTTAACAGAATCTACTAGTGTATCATATCGCGATGATGCTACTGTACAGGAGTTTGATACTGAGGCATTAATGCTTGCAGCACATGAAGAACAATTCCCAGATCAGTATTCAGATTCAGATGGATAACAGTATAAAGATTGACTTTTATTTAAAGTT